GTGCTCGTATCACGCAGGGTGGTGCACACATCTCTGCTCCAGGTGGCACATTCATGTCAGTGGATGACCCAGCCCCCTTCGAGGTTGGCAGCGGTTCCATGATGCGGACCGTTGACATGCCAGTGTACGACAACACCAATGTAGGTCTGATTCCCAAGGAGGTGGTGACGACCGAGGATTTCGGTCAGTTTTCTCCAGACGCCATCCTGTCTGGTCAGAACTTCCTGGACCCACGTGCCCAGATTGGTTTCCCCGAGACGATCGGCGGCAACCTGCGTAACGCCAACCGCGACTTCCGCTCCGAGCCAGCCAACCCCCGTGATGCAGTGAGCATCTTTAACCTGTCCACCATTCCTCCCGACACAATGCGCCCCAAGTTTGAGATTGAGAACAGCTACGAGAAGTAGACAGCGACTTGGGCACGGAACAAGTCGCAAAGCGACTTGGGACGAAGAGCACTTAAAAAATAAACACCTTTAACTACCAAATGGACGAGTTTAAATCCATTATGACCGAATGGCTCTCCTTGAAGCACCAGCTTGCTGCTGCGAGGAAAGACATGTCTGTGCTGAACAAGCGTGAGAAGGAGCTCCGGGCGCAGGTCCAGGACCACATGAAGGAGATTAAGGAGACACAGGACGTCGACACGGTCAAGGTGAACCAGGAGAAGGTTTCGCTGCACACCAAGGAGTCCCGTGGCAGCATCACGAAGCTGGTCATTCTGGCAGGTCTGCGGACCTACTTTGGTGGCGATGAGACGACGGTCGAGCGTGTCTATCAGATTATCGTGGATCATGCACCAATCAAGGAGCGCAACACAATCACCGTCAAGAAAACAACCTAAACAGGTGTCACACATGACACCGCCGCGCAGCGGACACGGACAAGAGGCGTGCTTCCTACCTAAGGAGACGAGCCTCAAGAAGAACAAGTAGAAACAATGGGTATCAACAACGAGTACCGCGATGACGCTCTCTTTGGTGGCAACGACATGGATGAGACATATGACGAGCAGGAGGACCGCGATCTCGTGCTTGGTCCTCAGGACTGGCATGATTGGCACTCAGAGGATGTCCTCAACATGTGGATGTCCCTTCGCCAGTACATCGAAGACAACAACCTCAACAGCACGTTATTGAACAATGCTTCATTCCATAATTTTGCCGAGTTTGTCCGACAATTTTCTCGCTAGATAGTATCTGCTATCATGGATATTACCGGACCTAAGATTCTGACCCCCGCCATCCTGTTCGCCCTGCTCAGCCCGGGTCTGCTCCTGCGCGTGGGTCCCAGCCCAGTGCTGGTGCACGCCCTGGTTCTGTCCCTGGTCTACTACCTGATTGCTAAGTTTGTGCTCAAGGTGTCTCTGCGCCCAGCTGACATGATCGTGCCCGCCATCCTCTTCGTGCTGCTGACCCCAGGCGTGCTGCTGACCATCCCACCTTCCAACAAGGGTGTCTTTATGTCTGGTCAGTCCTCCCTTCTGGCGGTGGGCGTGCACACGCTGGTGTTTGCACTTGTCTTCTCCTTCCTGCGTAAGAATTTCGCCGCCTACTATTAAATGAACGGTCAGAAGTACGTCGGTCTTCTTATGAATTCCCGTACTCAGGCGCACGCTTTCCACTTGACGACGAATTCGTTTGCACAGCACAAGGCGCTCCAGGCATACTATGAAGGTATAGTGCCTTTGTTTGACAGTTACGCCGAGGCGTACATGGGTAAGTATGGTCGCTTTCGCCGCATCATTATCGGCCGCCGCACAATTGCCCGCAACCCGAAACTGTATTTCCGCTCGCTTCTGACACAGATTCGTCGCATGCGCCTTCCACGAGACTCGTACTTGAAGAACATTCAGGATGAAATTACAGCTCTGGTACGTTCGACACTTTATATGCTGAGCCTAAAGTAAACAGTCACTGACACATTAATGAAACATCTTGCAATTGGTCCTGGTGCGATGGCCTACTTTGCATTTCTTGGCGCGATGGGCGCCCTTCGAGATTGTCACGAACTAGACAATCTCGAAGCAATTTCAGGAGCGAGTGCCGGTGGGCTCCTCGCCTTTTTCTATGTCGTCGCCGAAGGCAACATCAAAACCATCATCGACTACTCGTTGAACATCCCGATAAAGGATATCATGAAACCCAACATCCGTCAGTTTATGAAAAACTTTGGACTCGTCAGTCAAAGAAAGATTCGAAACGTCATGGTCGATATTATCCGCGTCTTTTTCAGTAGAGAAGATCTGACGTTCCGTGAACTCCAAGACCTTCGCCCGACAATGCCTAAGATCCATATTAGCGCTTATTGTGTCAATCTGGGACGTACCGAATACTTTTCTGTCGAGTCAACGCCGAACATGTCTGTGGTGGATGCTTTGTGCATGACCATCGCAGTACCTTTTCTGTTTGCGACCGTCGAGCACCAGGGAAGGAAATATATTGACGGTGGTACCATGGAGGATACACCCTGTGGAGTTTTCGTAGGCTCTACTGATGTCAAGGGGATGCGGACTATGTGGTCTGAAACCCCCGAGTACGACACAGGTAGTCTGAAATCATACATTGCCAGCATTTTGTATACGATGATGCGTCTGCGTTCAAGGTACAATTATCCATTCATCAATATCGACATGTCTAAGATTGAAATGTTTGATTTTGGGGTTTCTACAGAGGCGAAACTGAAGATGTTTTCGTTTGGATACCACTCCACACGTACACAGGTGTCGAAATCATGTACGATTTGCCATCCAGGGGAGGATTCGCCGCCGCAAGTACCTCACACAGATCAATCACGTCACATGGAGCAATGTGCTTCTGAGAGTAGTCCCGGTCATCCCGAACAAACCGAACAAAATCCTCAAGACGAGACGAAAACTTTGCCGGTGTCCAGCCATTCATCGTCATCCACGCCTCGTACTTTTTGAAAAAGTCGGGACACCGTGTCGTGAGCACGTGCTGCGTGCACACCTTGGCGATCTTCGACCACCCGGGAATCGTACAGCAATCAGGGAACGCCCGGAGTGGTTTCGGAAACAGACCCGTCTTGAAGTGTTTGTCCGTCACTTGCAGAATTTCCAGTTCATTATCCATCGCGTGTGCGAGCCAGTTGCCATCCCCTTGCTCCCACACACAGTGCAGAAACTCACAGATGGCGTCACGAAAAGGAAGCACAACCGCCTCTTGTCCGTGAATGATTGTCCGACCGAGCTTTGCTTGAACGCGTTCGTTTTCAGCGATGAGCGGTTCGTCGAGCGCCTCTTTGATGAAGATGGTTCTCAGCTCACCGTGCGTCACAGACCGGTTCTTGCGGTACTCTGGACTTTTACTGCGTCCGTGTGATACCCACGTCTTCTTCTCAGTGACGTTCACAGGGGCGAAGCTGATTGAGTGTATAATCTTTTGAGCCGTAGACTCGAAATCACCGACGACATACTTCATTTACAGTACCGTGCGGCTGTTTTTTTAAGACAAGGTGCGTGCACCTTGTTCGACGGACATGTGGAAAGGAATTTTTATCTGGCTAATAGTAACAATGCCAACCATTCTTCGTCGCGCGTACACGTTCCACCGCAAGCCACGGACGATCCGCGTCCCAGCCAGTGCGAATCACCGCGCTTACACGCGTCACATTTCAGGTGGCACCGTCCGCGTCAATTCCGTGCGCATCAGAAATCGCGGTCTTCCAGGCAAGGGTCCGTATACACTCCCACCCCTCTCACCAGGCAAGCTATATGGGTACACCGTGTCTGCCAACGTGCCGAACCGTTACAAGTCTCTGACCTTTGCCATGAAGAGCAACTCGCCACTGGCAGTGTTCCGTCGCCTCCAGATTATGGCGCGTTACCTCAAGCGTACATCACCAATGGCACACAACACGGTGCTCAAGAATGCAGCATGGGTCCGTACAAAGTTTTAAGTTCATCGCAGATGACCGCCGGTGAGATCCTCAAGTCGCTTCGCGACTTGTATAATTTTCTCACCCTTTAACAAATGAAGCGTACCACGATCATTCTTGTTCTGCTTCTTGTCCTCGCCATCCTCGCGTTCAACCGCACCGGTGCTCGGCGCGTCCCTGGTCAGACGACTCAGGCTGAGCAGCGTAGCATCAAGGGTATGTCCGTCATGTCGGAGGATAAGTACTGAAGGAGTTATTTCTTCTTGCCAGCCAAAATAATCAACATCAGACCAATAACGAGCGCAAGCATCGCCCCCCATATAATCTTTTGATTCTCCTTTTCGTAGGGGACGGGTGGTGGTAAACTGACAGGACGTTCGACTTCATCCGGTACGTGTACCGTATGAAGTCGAAGCGTGAATGAATTGACGTCGAGCCCATGGAAATCCAAGGGTTTTCCGTTTCGGTCAAGCCACTTGATTGTGAGTCTGTCGAGTGAGTCGAGTCGTGATGGGAACGTGACATGTACTGGGTAATCAAACGCCTCTTTGAACGATTTGATACCACCAGACGGAACATCCATCGGTATAATGGCGAAGGAACGTGCTGATGTATTACTCGTCGTCGTGTACACACCCTGTGGATTGAGAATCAATTTCCGTGCATCGGTTGTGAACGGTGTCCGAAACTCTTCAATATCCAGCCAAATGTAATCATTCATCTCGAGACTCACGATGTTACTTGATAGGACGTACGCATTTGCAGTTGGATAGATTCCCTGATACACGACGTTCGTGGCAATTGGACTTGAGAGTGTTGTGCCAAGTGGAAGGCCGAGAATTTCTGCAATTTCCTGCGTCAGGGTTGTTACTGATGCGAGGTTCCCAGTGAATAGAAACTTTCCTTCAGACTCAAGGTAACTCACTGCGACGTTTGAAACTTGGTAGCTATCGTTGAATGTGCTGGCAAGTGAATCAGTCGAATAAAAACCTGGATTCAAAGCCACGTTGGATGTCCCAATCACGAGAACATTCGAGCTCGTCGTGAGGTTATACATTGTGTTTGGAATCTTAGCTGAAATCAGGTCAATCTGACTGATGTTATGAACGGGCGACTGAAGAAACAACGTGTATGAGTTCCCTGACGGGTACATTGTCGTGTCTCTCTGTCTGGAATCGACGTACAACGTCGTCTCCATCTACCTAAAACCAACATTAAATAACTGTCCATTGGACAGCGCCGCGAAGTGGACTTAAAACCAACATTAAAAGAAAAGATAGGAATGATGCAGTATTGGATCGATCGCGTTCGTGTCAATGGCGGTCCTACCGATGTCACTGTCGTGCCTGTGAGTTTTGTAACGACGGAAGAGCACGCAGACCAGCTCAAATGTATCGTAGCACCAGAGGATGAGATTGTTGATGGAGAAGAGGCGGCAAAGAACGATTGGGTCTTTGAGCTCAAGCCTGGTGACGTTTTTCCGGTACAGATCATCGCGTCTATCCAGGCGACGCTCGACAATTCAAAGTTTGACGGTATGATGTTTCCTGTCGTGTACCGTGGAAGTCCCG